AAGTCACCTGATGTAGAACCTGTGATTGTAACTTTGTCATCAAAAGTACCTGTAACTTCTTTTAGTGTAAGAATGTTTGTAGCTGCGTCAAAAGTTTCAAAACTACCTGACGCTGATACTTGGTCGTCTCTTTGTATTTTACCACCTGCATTTGTAGATGAACCATCAGTACCATTCAACACAATATAATCTGTATTATCTTTTAATACATATTCGTTATATACAATTCTGTCGTTATCTGTTTCGTCTCGTAAGAAATCTGGACTTGCACTTTCTGGTACGGCGTCTGTTACAAATTCTTCTAATGCAAATTGTTCGCCATCTTCCGTAACTAAGTCACCTCTTTCAAAATCTTCTAATCTAATTACTGCCTGTCTAAAGTCTTCTAATAATATTGGGAAATCTATTTGTTCATATGCCTCTAACGCAATATAATCCTCAGACGAAGCTGTGATTGTTTCGCTAGATGTAAAGTTACTTGATACTGTATCTATTTGTATGTGAACTTTTGGCGATACTTCAGGTGATGTCTCATATCTAAATCCATGGTCAATAACTTTAGCAGATAATGCTTTACCTACACTTGAAGATACAGGATATACAAGAGCACTTGAACCACCAGTTGAAGTTACTGCTACTGTAGGTAATGATAGATAACCACCACCTTTATTTGACAATCTAATTTTTGTTATATCATTTGAAGAACTGTTTGTCGCTGCTTCCATAACAAGTTGAAAATCTGTACCTTGTTCTAGTAAAAGAATACCGTCATCATGTGTATCACCTTCTAAAGTAAAACCACCATTAACAACTGCAACTGTACCTGCAAGACCAGAACCACTTGTGGGATTTGTAACTGATAATGCGTCACCTACTGTATAACCTGAACCACCACTTTCTACTTGTACACTATCAATAACACCATATGTAACTTGTTCTATTTGTGCAATGGCACCTGTACCACCTTTTTCTTTTGTAAAGTTTATATTTTCACCTACAGAATAATATTGACCACCAGTATTTACTGTAACGTTATCTAATATACTTTCAACATTACATTCTATAGTAACATCACTATCTGTATTATCTGTACCAGAAAATATTGATTTAGTATTTTGTATTAATCTATCACCTGCATTTGTAGATGAACTATCTGTACCATTTAAAATTATATTATCATTTTCATCAGCAGCTGTATCTAAAACTAATCCGTCACCTCCACTACTTGAAAATGAACCAGATGTACTATCTTTATTTAAAACAAATGTAGCAACGTCATGTGTTACACCATTTAATGATATTGTAGATATTGTTGCCTTCTCAACAACTGAACTGGCAAGGTCTACTGTATCATTACCTACTATATCTGATTGTGTAATTGTTTTACCTACTAGATTGTTCATATTACCATCAGACGGTGCTGATAGTGTTGCTTTAAGTATTTGTTCAGTATCAAAGTTACCGTCTGATACTCTCATCATATCTACTGTAGGGTAATATAATTCTGGAGTTTCATTAAACAAGGCACGGAAAAATATTTCATTTGCCGCTTTTGTACCTTTTGCTTTGTATAATGATATAATATTTTTTGTTAGTTGTCTTTTATCTAAACCATTTGTAAGTGTGTTTGGTAAAGTTTGTAAAAATGTATTTCTAAATTGTTTAAAGAAATCATCTATGGTATCGTTAACGTCTGCATACTCTAATAGTTGTGTTAAGTGTGCGTTAGGGTTTGGTCTATACCTTGATATAATACCTTGAGCACCAGATGTACTACCTGTTAAAGTTTCACCTGTTACGAATAAACTATTTTCTGTAACGTATAATTTTAATGCGTCTGTATCTTCAGCAAGTATAGTTGCCGTTTGACCTGAAGTGGCACCAGTAATAGTTTCACCTTTTGTAAACTCACCTACACTTGTTTGTTCACTAAGAATATAATCACCTTCGTCTTTACCAAATTCGTTAGTTGCATTTAAGGCAACAAACCCACCAGTTGCAGCTTCTAGTATTATTTGGTCACTAGCAGTTACACTTGATAAAGTGATTTGTGCTGAGTCCATAAAAACATAATACTGTTTTACGAACTCTACTAATAGTGGGTGATTTGCCTGTATATGGGCAGGTAACTGACGTGAAACTAAGTTACTTATTTTTTTGTCAAATTTTGCCATTTACTAACTCGCATAGTTTGTCGCTGTTGTGTATCCTATACCTGATGTTGTATCGTAATCATCAGCAGTTACAACCACAGTAGCATTTGTTTCATCTATTTCTATAACTTGATTACGAACTGGAACTACATCAACTGAATTAGGTACTACTGTTAGTCTAATGGTAGTAGAAGTGGCACCGTCAACATTACCAACCTCAGAAATATGTAAACTATTTAAAGTTATTTTTCCTGTTGTATAGTCTATTGTACCTTGTGTATTGTTTATGTAAACATTAACACCACCTGCGACATAATACAATCTTATATTACCTTGTCCGTCATCATTTAAAAAATAATCATTTGTAGTATCACCAGATACTTTAAATGAAGAAGAAGATAATATACCACCCATGTCTGAATTATGACCAGAGTGTGGATTATATAATGCGTTATTAAAACTAATTGTATATGTTGTTGAACTTGTTAGTGTAGCAGTAAATGATTTGTGTAATTTAAGTGTTGTGATGTTTGATAAAATACTATCGTCTGCTTTGTTTACAGTTTCAATAAATTTAGAGTGTCTAAACACTTGGTCAAATTCTTGTAAACTATCTGTATTGAAATTTGTTATTGCTGTTTGTACCAATGACTTAATACTTTCAGCTGTGTTAGTAGTTGACTTAGCGTCATACCTTATAGTTACAGTTGGTTGTATAAATGTTGTTTCTGGATCCTCAATTACAGGTGTGATACTTGCAACATTAAAATCTTTTAGTTGAGTTATAATATCTGACTTAGTTGCTTCTGTAAGTGTAGCACCAGCAACAGGATTGATAGAGATATATACTCTACCATAAACGGGTGTTTCATTATCTTCACCACCCCATACTTGAACTGATTTAGCATTTGAATAAATTGATTTAACTTTACTTTCATAGTCTTTCGCCGTTACTGCCCTATTTTGTGTGGCAAATTGTTTTGGTGCATTGAAACGAATACTTGCCGGACTTTCCGGGTCTGCACCGTTAACGCTGTTTGTGTTTACAGTTAAACTGACATCAGTAAAACCACCTACATTGCCAGATAATGCAAACGAACTAGCACCATTACTATCTGAACCATTAGTAACTATGTATATAAGTGAAACAATATTACCTGTTGATAATGCTTTACCTAAAACACCATCACCAAATACAACTTCATACTGTTCGTCTTCAGCACCTTCTAAAAAATAAATTGCTGATGTACTTGATACATCTGCTAAGTCTGTTGACAATGCATATGTTGTTGTAGTAGTATCAGTTGAACTGTTTTGAACTTTAACTAATAAAGTTGTTGTATCTGCCATATCATTCTTAATTAAGAAACGCTGATTGGCGTCTGTTGTGTTAACTGTATATTTGTTTGTAACTAAAGTACCTTCGTATAATTCTAAATTCTTAAATGTATAAACACCATCAACTGGTGTAGTTGTAGTATCTTCTTTTACAATATAATTGTAAGACACACCTTCAACTGTAGATGTAAATGTTGTACCTTGAGAAGCAGTTAAAGTTGCACCAGTAGCGTTATTGACAACTAAGTTAACATCAGCATAAGGTGCTGTTGCACTTCTTGGTGTGTAACCTACATGTTTAGCATGTGAGACAATACTGTTTCTCATATCAGCACTATCTAAAAACATTTCATTGGCAAGAACATTGGCATAAACGCCGTTGTAGTGTGTGTTATATGCTAGAACATCAAGCAATGTATTGATTGTAGAACCGTCAAAGTCATAATCAGTAAATTGGTCTTGTTGTCTTAAAAATTTTTTAAGATTAGTTTTGATACTATCAAAATCTAAATCTGTTACTTCTAGTTTTTTGTTCGTTGCCATTATCTACTTCTTTCTAGTAGTGTAGTTAACTCTACCAACTCGCCTGGTATGTTGACTACATAAAAACTTATTGTTACATTGTAAGCATTTTGTGCCAGATTAGGAATTGCATTAACAGATACTAGTCTTGCTCTTGGTTCAAAGTTTACAATTGTTTCTTCTATTACTCTTGTTAAACTATTCGCTGTGATAGGATTCATTGGTTCAAATAATACTGCATTAACATTTGATCCTATCTCAGGATGAAAAGGTCTCTCAAAATGATTAGTTAATATAAGATTTCTGACAGATTGTTTCACTGCCTCTATGTCTTTCTTAACTATTATATCTTTAGTATTATCATTTCTCTCAAAAGATAATGCTAAATCCTTATATAATCTAACACTTCTATTTGAAGCATTAGTAGTTTGAGCGTCTCTATAACCTGATTGTGTAATAGCCATACGACTATTTATAAAGATTATCCAGCGTTTACGTTAGAACTTCCACCTGTTGCACTATTTGGTACCCAACTACCATGACCACCTGTTGCGTCACCACTCCTGTGAATACCCTTACCATTAACAAATACTGTAGAACTCGCACCTACGGCAGGGTCTCCACAAGAAGTGGCGTCACCTTTACGAATAGTTTTTGCACCATTAGTGTTGACATTAGGTGACCCACCTGTGTATGCTGTTTTGTGAAAAGGGTTAGGAGTAGGACTGGCATGACCAACATGACTATCTAAACCTGAACGTATAACTGGTTGACCCATTTATTATTTACCTTGTCCTTTGTATGCTTTAAAATCTCTTTTCTTACCCTTATTCATTGTACTAAAAGATACACCTTTGCGTTTACCTTGACTAGTCTTCTTAGGTGTTGAAACATGAGCTACAAATGATTTTGCTAATTTAGCCATTATCTACCTGCCTCTTTAGCCGCTTTAAGTGCCGCCTTCTTTGCCTCAAGTATCTCCGCCTGCCTAACTTTTCTACCTAAAGGTAATTTTTGTACTAGACTTTCTTCTTTACCTTTTTTACTTAACCAGTAAACGTTAACTGTATCGCCGTCTTCTTTTCTATTTGCACTTGACTGATAAGACTTCACGGCTTTCTTATAAGACATTGCTTCTATTATTTTATCTTCTTTTCCATTATTAAAGGTAAACTCCCTCATTCTTGGCATAATTTATTCCTTTGGAGTACACTCCTCACATCTACAATGTTTACAAACTTCATACTCACTACCCTCATTGGTCTTCATTAAGGGTGTTCCACAATGAGAAGGATGACCACAGTTGTCGCAATTCATATTAACTCCTTTTTTTAGTTGATTTTTTTTTAGTTGATTTCTTTTTCTTCTTTGGTTTGACTTCCATGTCTTTCGTTAATACTAACGGTTTAGGTTTCCATAGACTATCTGTCATAGTCCATAATTTAGTTAAAAATCCCATAATATTCTCCTTTCAAAAAGAACAAATAGTGAACAAACCTGTGTCAGGATGTCGCACCTTGAAATAAAGTCAAAATAATGCTTGACTTTAAAGTATTTATGTGATAGGATATATCTATATTTAAAACGAAAGGTTATATTATGAACAAAATCCAACTAATCAAGGCTGGCATCCAACAACTGTCTTTAACTGAACTGAATGAACTTTCTAGTTTTATTAGTGATGTTAAAGTTATGAATGCTAAATCTTCTCTATCTGTAGGACAAAAAGTGTTTGTTGTCCAAAAGACTAAAAAAACTCCTGGTGTAATTACTAAGATTAATCAATCTAGGTGTGTAGTAGATATGCTTGGTAGAAGTTATAGAGTACCAATGTCAATGTTGGAGGCGGCATAATGATAATTAAGATAGGTGATAAAGTTGAAATCTCTAAGAGAGGTATCAATAGAGACGGAATTATTACAGACATTTCTATAGGACTTACTACGTCAGACCCTGCTGGTGAGTTAGGTATCAAACTAAAAGAGTATGATACTGATATGGGTTACTTAGGTTCTATAGGTTATAAAGATGTAACATTTGGTGAAAGTGAAGGCGAATATTGGGCGTACTTTGACCAAGTGATAACACCAACGAAAGGAGTTGTTGCTGATATGTGATAGATATAAGACCTAACGGTTTTTATCCTGTGGGGCGTTGTACAGACGTATAGGTGAAACCTCAAGTATCTTTGAAATAAAAGTGAGAGTGAGTAATCTGTCTAGCACTATGGGACAGGCAACATAGAACATTTTAAATGTTCATACAAAATACAAAAAGGACATCCAAGTACCTTTGAAACAAAAGTGAGGATGTCCTTTTTTTTTATTTTAATCTATTCAACTACAGCAGGTGTTGTCGCTGGCATTTCAATTGTAACTTTTGGTAAAGGTACATTATCTACTAACCTAGCGGCGTCTTCGCCATAGTGGTGACCAAGAGTAAACGCTACTATAACTATAACAACGTATATTAATTTCTTAATCATTTAATTTTCCTTTTTGTTATGCTTTGTATCTCGCCCAAAAATTGGAAGCGACCCAAGCAATTAAACCCCACTTAACTACTGTAAGTGGTGCCATAACGCCTGTAAAAAGCACTACAGCTAATAAAAGCAAACCGTAATCTTTCCATGCGTCAATATTATTAATCCATTTTTTCATTAGATTTCTCCTTTGTACAATGTGATTGATTTTAGATGGATGATAGTCCTGTGGACTGTATTATTAATCCACCTATTATTGTTATGGCGTATGCCATTAGTACGACTTCTAACATATGTTTTTTCCTCGTAGTATTATTTATAACTTTCATCATATTGAGCCGTATATATTTCATCAACTTGTTCTTGTGTTTTTAAAACATATGCTCCTATATGGGTGTAACCATTTAACTTTGCCCATATAATTCTTCTACCACCTGCCTGCCATTTACGATATACTTCATTCATTTTTCGTACCATTACAGGATGTTTCATACCATTTTCTGCCATGTCATCAAATAATTTTTTATAATTAATACCTTGACTATCTGCATAAACAGTCCAACTGCCTTGTACTTTGTCCCATTTAAAAGTTACTTCTTTCAAATCTAATATTTGATACAAGTCTGGGTGGGTAATTTCTTTTGCGTGTAATATTTTTTTAGTCATTAAAACAAAATGCGATATGATTATACTCCTCACTAGAGAGTTTAGGTTTGTATTGTTCGTGTACTCTATCGTACAAAGTATTTAGTTCAGTCATATAACTTTGATAAGTGTCCTTGTTAACTAAACTATTATAGACAATACATTTACCTTGTTGTCGTAACCAACGATTGTCTAACATCACTTGACTATCTGCGTCATACACATCAACAATCACTACATCATAGTTATGTACTTCATGTATATAGTCATGGACATCACCTTGTATAATACGAAGGCGTTTTGACTTTGGTAAATTAAATTCTTTGTGTGCAACTTCTATGACTTCAGGATTTATTTCAACGGTGTCTATGTGTACATCTGGAAAAGAATTGTATATTTCTGTATGTAAATTACCTGCACCAAGACCCAATAAACAAACATGTTGTATATTCTCTACATGCGAAAACACTTTCATTATTTCTTTCATATACAATAAAGATATTTTTCCAGACGCATTAACACGACCTTGTATAAACTTATTATTAAAGAGCATAGACTTATAGTCTTTTGTTTTTCTTACTTCAATCATTTTAAATATTCCTCATTCGCTGTAAAGTTAAAAACTTTTTCCCATTGTGTTTGATTTTCTACATGGTAACAATCTATGTGTGTGTACCCTTTTGATTTAGCATACCATACTCGTTGATGTCCGACAGATACTTGGTATGCGTTCCAAGATATGATGATAGGGTGTGTCATACCATGTTCGTCTAAACTTTCAAATAACTTTGATAGATTGTGTTTTTGTTTATCGTTTGGATTATCGTAATCTGTTTTGTTGCCGAGCATACTCAGATTGTAGACCTTGTGTATTTCTGGAAACTCTATGTGTTTGGCCGAAAGGTACTTCATAGGTGGTTAAGGTTGGTGGTCTGAAATGCAAGCATGCTATATATAAGAGTTATGTTCATATTCTGTTGCATATGTGTAAATAAATTTATACTACTATATCTAGTCCCGAGACATTATATTAGAACGAATACGTTGAAGTGGAAAAGAACCACAATTGATTTGTTGAAAGAACGTTATCAAGGTTAAACGATCCTGTGTACCAGTATCAAAGTTTTTTACACCATGCCATAGACTACTATCAAAACCTATACAACGATTGTACTTATTACCAAAAGTAACATCAACAGAAAACTGGTCGTTAGACTTCTCTCGCCATACCTTACCTTCGCTTGGTGGTATCTCACCGAGATAAACTGCTTTTTTAATCTTACTAAAATTAGGACTTGCAAATGCATCCTTCTCCGTATATAAAGATGTACCTGCTTGTTCGCTTGCACCAGGTGTCAAATAAATGATAAACGTATGAACGTCTGGATAATCTGTATGTACCCAACCTTCTTGCCAATGTTCTTCTTGGCGTACCGGTATTTTTTGAAAGACTGACGTTGAACGCCATGATACATATTGTTTATCTTGCTCACTAAAGAACGCCGACAAATACTTATTCATTATCCATGTATAAATGTCATTATCAAGTTCATGTAGAGGTTGAGAACGAACACCAGGCCAACTACCATCGTCACTAGGTTGCCATATTGCCTTATTCTTGGCGAGTTCTACAATTGAATCCGGGTCTTCAAAGAATCCATCTATACAAGTAGTAGGAAAGTATTGCATAATATAACGAGTTATCCTATTTGGATTGTTTTTCTAATTCTGCAACTCTTGCTTTTAATTTTTCTATTTCTTCCATAATTTCTTTAATTGACATATTATTCTCCTGTTCATTAGTTTCACATTCGCCACAACAATCTGGCGTACCACAATGATTATGTTCCATTTCTACTATTTAGTGTGCCTTCCACTCTCGCTTTCAGCACACCATGTATATACAATATTACTTATGTAACTGAATTAAACTTGCTCCAGTATTGACGTAGTGGGCTCCTGTATCTCTTAGTATCTTTATTACATTTATAGATTACCAGCAGCAGCTCAGTATAACATGCCCTATGCCTTAGTTTAAGTCTATAGGGTTACCATCTATGTTTACAGAACCACCGTCTATATGTATCTGACCACCTGCACTCATTGTAATTTTGTTTGAAGCGTCTAGTCGTAAGTTGTCCATAGAGGCGTTCATGTCACCATCTATGAATTGATTGACATTACCTTTGACGTTCATGTTTAAGTCACCACCTCGTACCATAATGTTAATGTTGGCGCCACTACCTACTTCTATGTCATAGTGATTGCCTGTCGTGTCACTCTTATTGACCTTGACCTTTAAACTTCCGTCTATCGTCTGTACTTCGTTACCACCTGTAAAGGCAAAAAGATTGCTGTTGACAATATCGTATTTATCTGATATAATAGAATTGACAAGGGTACCGTCATTACTATACTCCATGTAGGACCCTGAAGCATGGGATAGGTGTATTCTTCTCTTGTCAGTTGTATCGTCAAACTCTAGGACGTGACCTGTTTCTGTTGCAAAGACATGATTAAAAGGATAGACAGGTGCATATGTACCTGCTAGTATTGCCGGCATGTCAAAAGAACTACCTGCTGACTGCACTACGTTGAGGTTACCGCTTACTGTGGGTATCTCAAATCCATCAAAGTCCGCTGTCGCCAGCGATGTTCGCCTTTTGTTCTCTCTCGCCGTAGGGTT